GTTGAAGAAACCAAAGATAAGTCTGAGGTCGAAAAGAAAGCTGCCTATGCGCAGAACCGAATCAACAAAGCAGTAGCGCAAGCGAAAGACTTTCAACGCAGAGAGTTGATGGCCATTCAATACGCTAAACAACTGCAAGAAGAAAACGAGCGTTTAAAAACTAGCAAACAAACTTTTGAAGAGGATATGTTTGAAAGTCGCAAAAACGAAACCGAAGCTGCAATCGAATTAGCAAAACAAGCGCATAAACAAGCGGTTGAAGCTAACGATTCAGATTCAATCGCCAGAGCGACAGAAGCTTTAAGCACAGCAATAGCTGAGAAAAAGTTTATTGAAGCAAGCGAATCCAGAGCAAAAATAGAAAAAGCTAACGCTCCAAAAGAACAGACTGCACCAGAGATTGCTCAGCCTGCACCGCAAGTTGAGGAATACAACGAACCATCGCCAAAGGCTCAGAACTGGGCTGAAAAAAATACTTGGTTTGGATCCGACAGAATAGCTACCAACGTAGCTTTGTCGATTCATGAAGAGTTAGCAGGCGAAGGTTTTGATTTAAACTCTGATGAGTACTACAATGAATTAGACACTAGGCTGAAGAACGAATTGCCTAACAGGTTTAATAACGTGGAAGCTGACCAAAAACCCGTCCAAACGGTTGCTTCACCATCACGCACAACATCAAGTGGACGCAAACAAAGTAATCGAGTGGAGCTTTCTCCAAGCGAGCAAAGATTGGCGAAACGTTTAGGCGTTTCATTTAAAGATTACGCAATACAAAAAGCGAGGTTACAAAAATCGTGAGTAAGGAAACAAATACAGTTAACAAAACTCCTAGGTCTGAAGATACTAGGGAATCTAAAAAAGCCAAACAGCCTTGGACTCCTCCAAGTATGTTAGAAGTACCTAACGATCCGCCTCCGGGCATCAAGTATCGTTGGATACGAGCTGAAGTTTTAGGTTTCGATGATCGCAGCAACGTCTCTAAGAGATTTAGAGAGGGTTGGGAGCCAGTTAGGCCTGAAGAGGTTCCTGGTTACGATTATCCTACAATTGATGATGGTCGTCATGCTGGCGTCATCGGTGTTGGTGGGTTGATACTCTGCAAAATTGACGAGAACGTTGTCGAACAACGTGACCAGTATTATCAACAACAAACCGCTAACCAAATGACAGCAGTTGACAATGACTTAATGCGTGAAGAGAATCCTGCTATGCCTATCTCTAGGGAAAGGAATAGTAAGGTTTCATTTGGTGGAGGAACTAAAAATTAATAGTTCTTCTTTATTTTAACGTTTGGAATTTAAGTCGAAAATAACATGGCAAACGAAACTACTAAAATGGGCTTGGTCCCAGTTAGAAAGGTCGGTGGACAACCGTGGACAGGCGGACAACAAAGATACAGAATCGCAAGTGGCGCAACTACTGCTATCTTCCAAGGTGATTTGGTAACTCAACTCACTTCTGGAACTATCGGTAGACATGCTGCAAGTGGTACTGTACCAATTGTTGGTGTCTTCAATGGTGTCTCATACACTGATCCTACTACTGGCGAACAGGTCTTCAAAAACCACTACCCTGGTAGCATCGCTGCAAGCGACATTATCGCCAACGTGATAGATGACCCAATGGTCGAATTTAGCATACAGTCAGATGAGGCATTCCCTGTAACTGACTTGTTTGGTAACTTTGACGTAGTTGAGTCTTCTCCTGTTGGTGACACAAGTTCTGGAACTTCAAACATTCAATTAGATACTTCAACTGGAGCTACAACAGCTACGCTTCCTTTGAAAGCTATTGATATTTCGCAAGATCCAGAGAATTCCGATACAGCGAGCGTTGGCACTAACGTAATCGTGGTTATACAAAACCACGTTATGGGCGTGAAAGGCGCTGGCTTAGCGTAAGAGGTTTAATAATGGCAATATCTAGAGCACAATTAGCAAAAGAATTAGAGCCTGGTTTGAATGCTCTTTTCGGAATGGAGTATCAAAGATACGAAAACGAGCACGCTGAAATCTTCGACACAGTTTCTTCTGACAGAGCGTTTGAAGAAGATGTGTTACTCGTAGGTTTCGGTAACGCCCCTACAAAAACTGAGGGACAAGGCGTAAGTTTTGATACAGCTTCAGAATCATACAGTGCTAGATACACTCACGAGACAGTTGCATTAGCATTTGCTCTCACTGAGGAAGCTATCGAAGATAACTTGTATGACAGACTTGGTGCAAGATACACTAAAGCATTAGCTAGAAGTATGGCGCACACTAAGCAAGTCAAAGCTGCTGCTATCCTAAACAACGCTTTCAACTCCAGTTTTACTGGTGGAGATGGGAAAGAGCTTTGTGCTACTGACCACCCTCTATCTAGTGGCGGCACGTTGAGAAATGAGTTAAGCACTGCTGCTGATTTGAATGAAACTTCTTTGGAAAATTCATTGATCGATATAGCTAACTTCAAAGATGACAGGGACATGATCCTTGCTCTTAGAGGTATGAAACTAATCGTTCCTACAAATCTACAGTTTGTTGCTGACAGACTCATGGGCACACCAGGTAGAACTGGCACTTCTGATAACGATCTAAACGCCGTAAGAAACATGGGCATGGTGCCTGACGGTTACGTTGTCAATCACTTCTTAACAGATACAGATGCGTTCTTCATCAAAACTGATTGCCCTGATGGGTTTAAACATTTTGAAAGAACTCCTTTGTCTACTGCTATGGAAGGTGATTTTGACACTGGCAACATGCGTTTCAAGGCGAGAGAAAGATACTCATTTGGGTTCTCTAACCCAAGATGTGTATTCGGTTCACCAGGAGCGTAAACAAACAGATCTTAATGAAGTCTTAATCTCTGCTTTATAACTCAAAGAGATTAAATAAAGGGGCATTTATTTGCCCCTTTTTTTTGTTATAATCAAAATCAACTAGGGAAAAAATTAACTATTTATCGACTGACCTAGCAGACAAGCCAAGACGATAAATTTAATTAAGGAGACTTAATATGGCAAAATCAACATTTTCAGGACCAGTTAGATCGCTAGCAGGATTTATATCCTCTGGTAATGCTAACGTGGTCAGTTTAACCGCAGACACAACTTTAACTGTCGATGCTCATGCGGCAAAAATTTTAACTTGTAACGACGCAGACGGTAAATTTACTTTACCTAGCATTGTTGCTACTGCTCCAGACAGAGATGACGATGCTAATCAATTAAATAACTTGGGTGCATCTTTTACTTTTTTTGTTGAAACAGCAGCTACTGACATGGATATTAAAACTGATGGAACTGATAAGTTCGTTGGTGGTTTGTATTTAGGTAAAGACGATGCAGCAGGTAAAACATTCTTCTCTGGTGCAAGCAACGACGTTATAACATTAAATGGTAGCACCAAAGGTGGTATAGCTGGATCTATCATAAGAGTGACAGCTATAGGATCAGCTAAGTATGCAGTAGAAGGAATTGTTCTTGCCTCTGGTACTGTGGCAACTCCATTTGCTGATTCATAATAGGAGATAAATTATGGCTGATACAGTAACTTCACAAACCATAGCTGATGGCGACAGAATCGCTATTTTAAAATTTACCAATGTCAGTGATGGCAGTGGTGAATCAGCTGTAAAAAAAGTTGATGTATCTGCGCTTGCTGCTAACAGTCAAGGTGAAACTTGCACTGGTGTAAAAGTAGCAAAGATTTGGTGGGCATGTAGAGGTATGGGCGTTAATTTAGAGTTTGACGCCTCTACCAATGTATTGATTACAGGCCTGCCAGCAGATAGCACAGGCGATGAGTATTACGATGATGTATTCACTGGTATTCCAAACAATGCAGGATCTGGTAAAACAGGCGACATTGATTTTACTACCGTAGGACACAGCAGCGGAGACACTTACTCAATTATTTTAGAACTAATAAAAACTTACGCTTAATAGGTAAAACATGTATAAAAAAACTAAAGGCTACGCTAAAGGCGGTATGGCTAAAAAAACTAAGGGATACGCTAAAGGTGGTATGGCTAAAAAAACAAAAGGCTATGCCAAAGGCGGTGTTGCTAAAAAAACTAAAGGTTACTCCATGGGTGGAGCAGCTAAAAAAACTAAAGGTTATTCTAAAGGTGGAATGGCTAAAAATACCAAAGGTCGCGCTAAAGCTGTTGGCGTAGCAAAAAGGGGTTTTGGTAGAGCTTACATGAATTCAAAAAAATAATTCGTGTCGAACTTAATTAGTAATATCCCGTACTTTAGGTGTTGGGTAAGGAGAGAGTTTACATGCAATCATACTAACTACCATGGAGAATTTATTCATGCGTATGCGATTGCGGTTAATACCATACCAGACAGATCTTTAAGCTTTCAAGTCGTGTTTACTGGTTGTGAAATAGACGACGAGGACTGGACTGAAGGCAATATTCATGGAGGAGCTATGTGGGCAAGATTACCCATACAAGCTATGGTCGCTGATATACCTTTAAAAAAGTGGCCAAAACCCATGGAAGATCACCTAGCGCAGCCCTGGGACTGCGAATCGAGAGATCATTCAGTAATCACTATGGATAGAGTCAGCTCTAGCCCATGGATTTGTAAGATAGGTAGTGAATTTTACACAGGTAAATATTTGTTTACTGTTGACTACACTAACAATGAGATAGCAGATGATCCAGCTCAACATAAACAATCACATGTGTTATATTTAACTGACGCTGGAAAGTGGACTGGAAACTTTGTTGCTCTACCAAACAACAGAGTTAGGGCGACAAGCCCGGCATTGTGGCGAACTGGAGAAGGTGCGCCAGACTTCATGCCTTCGCAATGGACACATTCAGCAGAAGGACATGAGAGTTATTTGGATCCCAATATAACTTTCAATAATTTATACGAGGATTGAAATGGCAACTTCTAACAGCACAAATTTTGAACCTAATGTAACGGAGTTTGTTGAAGAAGCTTTTGAACGTTGCGGTCTAGAATTAAGGACTGGTTATGATTTAAAAACTGCTAGAAGATCTATTAATTTAATGTTAGCTGAGTGGGCTAACAGAGGTTTAAATCAGTGGACAATAGAACAAGATACACAAACTGTTACTGAAGGAACCAGCAGTTATACTTTAAATGCAAACATAATAGATATTTTAGATGTTGTTGTTAGAAGAACTGTCAATCAAACTCAAACAGATATCAGCGTAGATAGAATTAGTAGAAGTGAATATTTAAATATTCCTAATAAAAATACTAAAGCTAGACCCACGCAATTCTTTTTAGACAAACTAAATACACCAGTTTTAAAAATTTGGCCATCGCCAGAAAACTCAACTGATATTTTAGTATTTAACAAGATAGTTAGAATGGACGACGCTGATACTGCTTTAAATACAATGGATATGCCGTTTAGGTTTTATCCTTGTTTTGTTGCTGGACTAGCTTATTACCTATCAATGAAAAGAGCTCCAGAAAGAACTATGACTCTGAAAGGAGTATACGAAGAAGAGTTTAGAAGAGCAGCAGACCAAGACGAAGACAGAGCATCTTTACGAGTTGTTCCTTATCACCAAGGATACTAATGGCAAAAGCTGTAGGAAAACACGCTTACGGTATATGCGACATAAGTGGTTTTCGTTATCCGCTAAAAGATATGAAGCGCACCTGGGATGGGCTCTTGGTGGGCCCAGATCAATGGAACGCTAAACATCCGCAACTAGAACCAAGAAGACACGTTACCGACCCTGAAGCTCTTAATGATCCTAGACCAGATCAAGCAGAAGATGGTGGTAAAGGTTATGTGGTGATAACTGCTAATTTAATTACGCAAAACTTTTCCATGGTTAATGATTCTTTGCCAAAACTATTTGAAATCGACAGATCCGTAGGTTCGGTTGGTGATGTTACTGTCACTACAGATATACCAGCAAACAGAGCTACGCCTGACGGTCTATCTGCTACTGCTTCTTTAGGAGACGTTTCTGTTAGTGGAACAACAGTTGATGAGACAGTAACTGGTTTAGCAAGCACAGCATCTTTAGGAACAGTATCTGTAACCAATCAAACAGTAACAACTTACACAGTTACTGTAGTTGGCGGTAATCCATCTAATCATCCTTACTATAACTTTGGTTCATCTAATAAATATGCGATAGACGGATCAACAGCAACAGCTGATGTAACGCTTTATTTAACAGAAGGTCAAACTTATAGATTTGATCAAAGCGACTCTTCAAACAGCGGACATCCATTACGTTTCAGCACCACCGCAAACGGGACGCATTCTGGGGGCTCAGAATACACTACTGGAGTTACCACCGTAGGTACTCCAGGAAGCTCTGGAGCTTATACAGAAATTACAGTAGCTTCTGGAGCACCAACACTTTACTACTATTGCACGAATCATTCAGGTATGGGTTGGACTGCATATACAATTGATGCTACTTATGCAGTT